GTTGGCACCATAAAACTCATTCTTATTGGACTTGATACAATAAACAAGAGGGAACCTATCATAGTAAGGCAACCATCTCATCTTTGCCTTGTACTCAAACATATAAATGTGTCCCGCCACTACATAGCGACGGACCATGTTCTGATCCTGTTCATTTTTAGACCCTGTACTATCTCTTCTTTCTGCTGAGATATATCGTGAACTATCTGTGCCATACACTTTTGATTCTGATTTAACAGCGGCACGATACCACGACAGTGGTTTCTTTTCTCCTTGTGTCTTCTTAGTTATTTTCTCGAACAAAGTCTCGTAACCATTATCATCTTTTTGTTGGTTACGTTGGATGGACTTGAATCCACTTGCCATTTTAGACTCCTAGGTGATCTTCGGTGAGGATTAAAAATTTCATCTGCCTGTCCTCACAGAAGTCCTCAGCTGCCAACCACTTAGCGCGGTTCTTAGCGTAGGTTAGGACTTCCCTCTTCCAAGAGGCAGTCTTCTTTTTAGGTTTATCATTCGGTGGTTTGGTTTGCTTCTTTGGTTTAACCTCAATGAGATACTTACTGATAACACCAGTCTTAGATACAACTTTAATATAAAAGTCAGGATAGTATCTATGTACCCTTCCATCAGTAGGACAACGGTAAGGAATGATTACTTCCTCGCTACCCCACTCAACAATACTCTCATTATGATCACAGAAATACATGAACTTTCTCTCCCACAAAGAGCGAAAGATTATCCTGGTTGGATTACCTTTATACTTTTTGGGGTTGGTTGGTTTGTACACACCTGAATATGCCATGATAAATATAGTTGGACCAACTATCCATATTTAGCGTGGCACAACCCAAGGGACTGGCAAAATTTGTAGATGTTATCGCCAAGCAAGGCGGTATGTCTTATAGTAACAACTTTGATGTTGTATTTTCTTTTAATAGGACAGAGCACAAAGATATTAAAGAAAGATTCAAGAAAATTGGGTTGACATTTGGAAACACTGCTAACCAAGGTGCTGCTGAGGATAAAGATCTAGATGCCAACAATGCTGCTGATGTATTGAAGATGTTCTGTGAAGAAGCACAACTTCCTAACGTACAAGCATCAACAGGTAACTTGACTGGTGTTAGATTAGGTGAGGCACAGATAAACTATGCCACGTCTAAAATGTACACTGACTTCCAACTAGGATGGATGTGTGATGCTAACATGACACCACTGAAGTTCCTCAATACTTGGCAAGGATATATCTTTAATGAATATAATATGGGAGGACTTGAGGTAACTCAGGACTTTGATAAAGCTAACTACACTCTTGAAGGTCAGAAACTAGTGGCATTAAAGAAAGGCAACGCTAGTTCACAGTCTAGAGAGAAGTTCATTCGCCTCAACTATCCTGATAATTATCAGTGTAACATTACTATCACGAAAACAGAGAAAGGAAAGTCTGCTGCTAACAGTAGAGCATCTATGATGTACACATTGATCGACTGCTTCCCTTATGCTATCGATGCTGTGCCTTTATCCTACGGAGCGTCACAAGTTACTAAGGTTACTGCTAACTTCTACTACAGTAAGTACAACATCATCTATAATGATATTAGAAATTACCGAGGTTGATTACACCAAACTCGGAAAATTTTTCCCGCCATTTTTTGCTCAAAAAAGTCGATCTAAATAATTAAACATATCATCTATCGTTATGCCATTACCTACCTTGTCTGTGCCAACATATGAGTTGGCGCTTCCCTCTACTGGGAAGAAAGTGAAATACAGACCGTTCCTAGTAAAAGAAGAGAAGGTATTGCTTCTTGCTATGGAGTCTGAAGATGAGAAAGAGATTGAGAGAGCAGTAAAACAAACTCTTACCGCTTGTATCCAAACACGTGGTGTAAAGGTAGAAAATCTAGCATCATTTGATCTAGAGTTCTTGTTTCTTAAAATCAGATCAGTTTCTGCTGGCGAAGACATTAAGATGAGAGTTACCTGTCAAGATGACAACGAAACTCAGGTTACTGTGTCTCTAAACATCGATGACATCAAAGTAACTAAACCAGAAGAACATAATAGAAAGATTATGTTGAATGATGACACTGGTTTGGTTATGAAGTACCCTGGATTCAAACAGTTTGTTGACTTGACTCTTCTTAATAAAGATCTAAGTTCTACTGATGATATTTTCAGTCTAATTGCTGATTGTATTGATCAGGTGTTCCAAGGTGAAGAGGTATGGGACACCAGTGATATGAAAAGGTCTGAAGTTATCAATTTCTTGGAGAGTATGACTCAACAACAGTTTGAATTGGTACAAGTATTCTTTGAGACCATGCCAACACTCAGGCATGAATTTAAAGCAACTAATCCTAACACTGGAGTTGATTCGACCTACACGTTGGAGGGTTTACAGTCTTTTTTCGGGTGAGCATGTTCTATAATACTTTAGAAAACTATTATAGGACAAACTTCTCCCTCATGCAGCACCATAAATACTCTTTGACAGAGATCGAAAATATGATGCCGTGGGAGAGAACAGTGTACATTTCCCTTCTGAATCAATGGATTAAAGAACAAGAAGAACAAAGGAAAGCACAGCAAGCACAACGATGAGTCTTCCCACTCCACCATCAGGTATACTAGACAGAGATCAACCATGGTATCGTGGTAAAGTTAGTGACGCACAGTTTGATAGACTCAAGGCAAAACTAACTGGTGGTAGAGACGCTAGCGGCACATCATATTCTAAGTTCATTGACTGCTCCCCAGAAGAAGCAGATAAGATCATCTCTAACATGAAGAAGGATCCCCGAGGGTATCCTCAAATGCATATGCCTGGTGGTGGTGAAGCCTATCAGGTGATGATCGACTACTATGAATTCTTGAAGTCTGCTTACTTATATGATGAACCTAAAGCAGAACCAGAGAACATACCTGTAGAAGTAGAGGTTGTAGAAGTAGAGCAGAAGACTGTAGATGAACCTATAGTTATTAAAGTTGAAGCTCCCTTTGAATCTACTCCTCAGCAACCATTATCAGCACCAAAGACATTAAAACTACCACGTAGGAGTGGTATCGTTCGCCTACCAATACAAACCAAAAAGTCTGCTGCCGAGAGAATGGCAGAGGCATTTGATGGGCACCTTGATGATCTAGTAGAATCTATTCAGAACCCACCTGAATCTGCTCAACCTAAGCAAAGAAAACAGACAGAAAGTTTAGTTAAAATTAGGAAGAGTGTAAAACCAACTGACTTTAAGGGTACAAAAGGACCAGGGTTCTTTCAGAACAGTAGTCTATTTGTATTCAACAAAACGAAAGATGCTTTCGGTCGTGCTGCTGCCCTTAGGAAACAGGCTGCTGAGCAGGGAATGCCAGAGCAAAAGAAACGATTCTATTTTAATAAAGCATTAGGTCATGAGTTTGGTGGTGATGCTATTGCTAGGACAAGAGGTACATTCTCTTCAAGCCCTGATGCTACCCTAGATCCAGCACTTACTAAGCAACAGAGGTTGTCCGAGGGTATCTTTGGCACTAGAACTATTCGTCAACCTAAGCAAGAAAGTGGTGTCGCTAATGACATCCAGAAACAGGTAGATGAATTAGAAAAGAAATTTGATGATGTAATTGACACCAAGAAAATTACACCAGAGTCTGCTCAGTTAGAGAAGACACTGGCAGATCTTAGGGACAAACTATCAGCAAATAATAAGTTACAGAAAGGAATCAATGATTCCAAGAAAAAACTACTAGGATTAGAAGCAAAGGCTGCTGATGCTGCTCAAGCACGGGCAGAAGAAGCAGAGATGGATGCTGGTGAAGAGCTTCGAGGTTTTGAGGATGTAGAAGCAGCAGAAGGAAAGAAGGACGGCAAGAAAGGAGGTAAGCAGGGCGACGGACTTGACATTGGCGACATGTTCGACAAGTTCCGAAAGAGCAAGTGGTGGAAGAGACTAAGAAATCCTAAGAGACTTGCTAGAACCCTGTTTAGATATGGTAGGAGATTTTTATGGCAACCAGTTAAGGCAGCGGCAACTAAGGTAGGTTCTGTTCTCACTGGTACTGCTGCTACTACTGCTGCTATCGTAGGTGGTGTAGGTCTTGCTGCTTCTGGTATTGGTGAGGGTTTCTTCCAACTCACTAAGAAAGGTGGTGCTGGTGAACAAACAAGAGATGCTTTAAAGAAAAAGGGTGAAGAGATGGGAGGACCCATGGGTGCTCTCATTGGTGGAGTTGGAAACCTAGCAGGATTTTCTACTGAGGCTACCAAGGTAACAGGTAATGCTTTAGATGCTATTGGTGCTCCATTTAGATATGCTATTGAAGCAGTTCGTTATCCATTTCTGAACGAAGAAGACAGAAAGAAACAGGCAGAGAATCTTGCTAAGTTTGACTCTAGAATTAGAGAGTATAGTCGTGGGTGGATGAATCGTATCGACTTCATGAATGTTGTTCCTGATGAGAAGGGTGGGTTCGGTAACATCTATG